TAAAGAATGAATTTATAAAATGATTTTTTTCATTATTATCTTCTATAATCATTTGTTTAGGTTTTTCAGGTTTTGATTGGTTGATACATTTCATTGGTCTATTTTTTGTATATACTCTATCATCAAAGAACGAGCAGGGACAAATACAATCATCTTCTTTACATACACATTCCATTTTTTTCATACTTAATATTAATTTTTTCATACTATCCAAATCATTCAAATCTTTTAATATTAGTTCGTGTAAAATGATATGATAACTTTTTTTATTTTCATTTTCATAGCCACTAATTGCCATTTTTACATTTTCACCAAAATACTTATATATTATTTGTTTTACATCTTCTAATTTTAATTTTGTTATATCATCACAATCAATATCAAAATATATTTTTTTAGGATAAGTTGCGAGAACTTCACAAATAAATCCATTATTATTATTTATTAAAGGCATTATTTCATCTTCTTTCATCAATATCCATTGTTGATTTTTATTATAATCACATTTGAATAATCTTTCATTTGGTTTTTGAGTTGATATTAGGTATGCTTGAGACCCTTCAATGCGAGGTGCTGGTGGTTTATCAATGATACCTCCACGATACCAAGTTTTACTGAAGACTTTTACTTGTTTTGTGTTAAAATTTTTCATTCTTTTCTATATATATATATATTAGATAATATTTCTTTAAGTCAAAATTTATTAAGTCCTTTTTTATAAAATCTAAAGGTTTTTTATTAAGTTAAGTCAAAAAGCGGAAAAGTAGGGATTTATTAAATAATCAATGATTTTATATTAAATCCCTACTTTTGCGTCTCCTTTTTATTAAGTGTTTTATTAAGTGTGCGACGCAATAATAGGGATTTATAAAATAATCAATGATTTTATATTAAATCCCTACTTTTGCGTCTCCTTTTATTAAGTCAAAAACTTAATAAAATAATAGTTTAGAATTATACTTAATAAATAAAGACTTAGAGATTTATTTCTAATATAATATATATAGATAATGGAACAAGTAAAAGTAATACCTCAAAATATTAAGCATCAATTAAAAACCGGTGAAATAAAAGTATATACTTACAATCAAAAGAAGTATAATGATAATTTTTTTAATAAGCATAAGGATATGCTATTAGAAAAACATAAATGTGAATTATGTGGTGGTAGTTTCAACATAACTAATAAAAGTCGTCATTTAAAAAGTAAAAAACATACAAATAAAATAAATTAAAGATTTTTATATAAAAATATTTAAATTAAGTTTTTTTTGTTTTTATTTAAAGATTATTTTCTATATATAATATATAGAAAATGCCCGACTATTCCAAATCCAAAATTTACATTATTAAATCAGACCAAACTGATAAAATTTTCGTAGGTGCTACCACTAAAGCTTTATGTTCTAGAATGGCACAACATCGAAAATATTATCAAAACTTTATAAATAAACTAAATAATAAGATATATGAATCATCATTTGATATTGTTAAATTTTCAGATGCCCGTATTCAATTAGTAGAGTCTTTTATATGTAATGATAAAGATGAATTAAATCTAAAATTACAAAACTATATAGACTCATATAAAGATTTAGTTATCAATAAACCCAAAGAAAAGAAAGTAAAAATTAAACAACCTAAAGAAAAACAAAAAAAAGAAAATCCTACATTACCTATTGAACAACCAAAAGAAGAAGTAATAAAGAATGAAAATATAATAGATGACTCACAAACTGAATCTGATTATAAAACATCAGATGAAGAAATTAATGTAGAACGTAAAGAAGAAATTAGGGAAGCAAAAGAAGAATTTTCATTAATGCCATTATCTCAACGTAGAAGAATGAATTTATAATAAGTTACTTTATTTATTTTAATCAAAATAAATAAAATAATCCTTTAAGTATATTAAACAACAAGAGTCTTTTTTGATGTATCTTTTATATAATCATTTTGTGTATTTACACTATGTCCCATAGCATTTGCATCTTTTTCTTTTTCTTTGTTTATTTCGCTATATTTATCAGTTAAAAATATATGTCTGAGCATAGATGAGCCTATTTTTTTATCAAATATCTTGTTAAGGATTCTGGTGATAGAATTAATTTTATTAAATTCTTTACCATCACTAAATACTAAAAATGGGATATTGGAAGTTTTAGTTAGTTTCTTCCCTTTTATTAAAGGATGAAATTTAAGATAGTCCATTATCACTTTCTTCATATCATCATTAAATTTAATTTTGACTTGTCCTTCTTTCTTGGCTGTTTTAAATACATTAAATATAAATTCATTATCATCTAAAGATAAATAATTAGTTGTAGTGGGTAAGTCATCAGAATAATTTTTTATTATGTTCATCATTTGATAGTCTTTATTTCTTCTGGGAGCATTATATATATAAAGAGCTAGTACAACATAACCTAATAATAAGTCATATTGATGATTACTAATTTCTTTATTATTAATGAAACTATCTATTTTTTCTTTTAATTCAGTAAATTTATCTTTTACTGCTTCCCAAGATAGCCAATTTTCTGACTGGGTTTTACTTAGTTCTTCAGTTGGTGTTTCTTTGATTTCTTTTGCTTTATCCATCATATATTTAAAATAAATATTATATAATTTTAGAATCTTCTTTACATCTTTAAAACAACCTAAAGTAGCCGTAATAGAAATTAAATAGCCCCTAAAAGTGTTAGGTTTATAATCTTTTAATTTATCTATAATATTTGCTTCATCTTCTAAAAATTTAAAGTTCTTTAAGGGCATATCATCATTAAGTTTCTCTAAATTTCTTATATATAGTTTAATACTTGAGTCAGTGAGTCCTTTAGTTTTTAATTTCTGAATTAAATTCTTTTTAAATTCAGTATCCATAATTATATATAATATATCTTAGATAATTATTTTTAAGCAAAATTTAAACATCTCAGAATAATCTAAACTAAATCTAATTTATTTTCAAATAATTTGATTATAAAATTATATTAATTAGAAAAAAATAAAATCTAAGTTATATATATATAATGAATACTTTTGATAATATTCAAAGACGGGAAGTAATAGATGAGGACAAAAAAATTTATAAAAGGTCTTTAGATATTGATTTTTCATTTTTAAAAAGACTTGGTGAAGATACCTTACCATCTACTGATTTAGATAAAAGAACTGAATTTAATATAATAAGAGCTATTGAAGATGTAGCACTTCAAATTAGTGCAGTCGGAGAATTTTTAGCCCCAATTGTAGATGCAGACCCCAATACGGTAGGAAAAGTAGTTATTAATTTAGGTGCTACAATTAAATATTGGAATATATTAATAGGGTATATAAAAAGTTTTGTAAATCTTAATAGATTATCACAATCACAATATGAAGATATATGGAAAAAAATAGATAGCAGAATTACATCTGGAGTTAATTTTATAGAGGATGCTATTTCATATTTTAATGCTACAAATATTGAATATGAATTTCCAGAAAAAGAAGAATTTGAATTATTATATAATTATTTACAAGATAGAAATTTATCTCCAATTGTTGTACAAAAAGCAGAAGCAAGTAGAAGACCAATAGAAAAGTCATTTGAATCAATTGCACAAAGAGACGCTAGACTAAGACAAGAAGAACAAGAACAAGCACGAGCATTAGCAGAACACCAAGCAGAATTAGAACGACAACAAGCAGAAGCAATTCAACAAGCCGTAGAAGAAAATATAATTGAAGAACCAGCATTTCCACCACTACTACCAGGAGTCGCACACGCTGCACAAGGTGCAATAGCTGCACAAGCTGCACAAGCACCACCAAAACCCAGAAGAGGGCGACCACCTAAACCGAAACCTGAAGGAAAAGGAAAACCTAAACAAATGAAAAAAAAAATGGGAGATGATGATAATGAATTAAATATAATTTCTTTTGATAGTCGTAAAACAAAAGAACATTTAAATAATATGAAAAAACCTGAGAAAAAAATGTCATTATTATATAATGATAGTAATGATAGCAATTATTTATAAATTTAAAAGTCTTGAATATGACCAATAGAAAAAATATCTTTTTCTTGTATAATTACATTTGGATAAGTCTTTACAAAAGCCGTCCATCTACTTTTATTTTTATTTAATTTTTTAATACCATCTTTATTAAGTCCAACATATGATTCTAAAAGATATTTTAAACTTCTATTATAATTTTTCATAAAAAATACGATTACATTACTTTCATTTAATACAGCCTTTAGTTCTAATCCAGTGCAACTATGAGATGTCATAATTACACTTACTTTCTTCTTTCTTGCATTCTTAAGTAACTTATCTAATAATCCATAAATATATTTTTTTAGTCCTTTTGTATAAGCGTCAATATCATCAAAAATTACCAGACAATTCTCAAATTCTTGCCATTCAATCGGGTCATCTAATAGACTCTCATCCACTTTTACTCTTTGTAAGTTTTTTAGTCCGTCTAATGCTGAGTCAGCACTACCTTCAGAAATTAAATAAATAGGATGGTCTTTATTTCGTTTTGCATATTCTTTACAATACTCACCAGTCCAATATGATTTACCACTTCCAGCACTTCCACATATATAAATCGTATCTCTATCTTTATCTTCATCTGTTACATATTGAAAAACTCCATCCTCAAGATGTAAATTATTGAAAGATTGTATTTTTTTGTCTTCTTCATCACTTACATAAAATTTAGTCTTCTTGTATTTGGTATTATTTTTAATTATTGCTACTTCTTGCCCATTACCAGAAATATTGATAGCCATTATATATATATATTAGATTTTTATTTTACATATTATTTAATTTGGATAATATTATTTTAGCCTTATTATTATACTTTCGTTCATTTTTGGTAATAATACCATCAATTTTTTTTAAATCTGGTTCAACATTCAAATCTTTTAAATTCAATAAAACTTTTTTTTTTATATCATTATCATCATATTTTTCTAATAATAATTTTATGGCTTTTAAATTAGATGTATCCATATATAATTTTCCATATTCAGAATTTAAGAACTTACTAATATAAATATATCTTTTTGTATTTTCTAATTTATCTTTAATTCTCTTATTGTTATATATAGAAAAAATTCGCTTAAGAGATTTAAAATAATTACCTTCTTTTTTTAGTTCTACAATATCATCAGAAATACTTTTGAAAAATTTTTCATCATCATCTAACATTTCATTAAAAGAGTATATAATAGATAATTCAAAAAATTTATTATTAACTCTAATAATATAATCTAATTTTATAAAGTCTAAATCATTATAAGATTTCTCAAAATCTACTTTATTAATTTCTTCAATTGTATTAAATTTAATTTTTGATTTAGAAGTTTGTATTTTTAATTCAATAAAATAAGCATCATTAAAGGTATTCATTTTATGAACTATTTTCATAATCTTATTATAAATCTTATCAACAGATTCTTTAGAAACTTCAGTAAATAAATCAAAATCCCCAAAATATTGTTGGCTTTCTAAACCAGCAGTACCTAATAACAAAATAGGATTAGTATCATATTTAAGAGCTTTAATAAAATTATATAAATATTGGGGAATATTTCTTTTTTGGCTTATGTCCATATATTAATAATATAGAAAATATATTATTAATAAATTTTATTATTTTTTATATAAATTATGTTGTTTGATGTATGCAATTACGGCTTTTACTCCTTTTAGTTCTGGGTGTTCTTTTCTTACCTTAGCCATTAATTGCATCCAAGGATTAGATTTTTTAGCACTACCACACATTTTATCATCATCCATCATAGAACCATCTGGCATTTGGTGTTGTGATTTCTTTTTACCTTTCTTACCTAAGCCAAATAATCCCGCAAGACCTGAAACAACTGGAATATTTAGACCTGAAATAATGCCATTACCTTCCATTTTTGATTTACGTCCCCTTTTTTTACCAAAACCGCTTAAATTTGAACCAATATTTAATGCTTTATCAACGACGCCAACAGGTGAGACGGCTTTTGTTGATGTTGGAGCAGTTTGGGCTAATATTTTTGGTTCAAATGTATTGACTTTTCTTTTTCTACCTAAAGCACCACCAGATTGGGGCACAGTACTGCCATAGCTAAGAGGGACATCTTGTGTTTTAGAAAGCATTCTTTTTCGGGGTACTGCTACTGGTTCCATTGGAGGCATAACACCACCGCTACGACCTAAGCCAAATAATCCAGCAAGACCAGAAATGACGGGAATCCCCATATTAGATATGATACCACCACCAGATTTACCCGCACCCATTTTAGATTTTCTTCCCCGTTTCTTTTTTCCTTCTCCTAATTGTAATAATTGACTATCTGTAACTCCTTCACCTGTATCTCTTAAAGAACCTTCCCCAAGACCATAAGAAGAACCACCAGACTTACCCATTCCACAATTATATTTCTCTTCTGATTGATACTTATAATCTTTAGAGGCCATTCCTGAACCTTCTAAATTATCTCTCATTGAATTATACATAGAACCTCCTTTTTTATTTTCACATTCAGAATCAGAATCAGAATCATAATCTACTTTTAATTTTCCTTGTCCAGTTAATTTACCTAAAACCATTGGTAAAAGAGAAGGTAATAGAGCACTAGCAATAGCACCTAAAAAACCACCTGATAATTTAGCACCACCAGTGAAACCTGCTTGACTTCTTGGGTCTAGTGTAACAGATTCATTTAGAACATATTCACGATTAAGAGCATTAATATCATTAGCTAATTTTTCATTATATTCATTTAAATACGGCATTATATATATCTATCTTAGATTTTAATTTTACTTAAATTAAAATCTATATATTTATAAATTTAGAACATTAGATTATTAGAATACTACATATTTATATACACTTGTATCGGCAGCGCCACTAGCGAAAGAGAAGCCAGTTCCTGCAGTTTGCGAAACGACTCGGGCTTGTCCAGCGTTAGCACCAGCGGGGGCACCAGAAGCAAGAGAAAGAAGGACAACAGAAGATGCTGTTATAGCAGGAACAGCAACAGCAACAGGAGTAGCATTATTTGCAGCAGGAGTTGTGCCGTAAATAGGTAATTGATTAAAGACTTGAGCGTTCGACATTATATATAATATATATAGAAAAAAAAATTAAAAATAAATAATTCTATATTAATTTTTAAATAACTAAAATTTAAATACCTAAATAAATTTTCTAATGAAGTCTTTTACTTAAAGCACCGCCAGAATGACCTCTACCCATACCACCACCAGCAGAACCAGCACCAGAATGCCCTCTACCCACACCGTAGCCAAGAGCACCTAAGGCTGCGCTTCCTGCTTTAGCATATTGATTATCAATACTGCCTAATAGATTTTTAGCAAGTGGAAGAGCTACTGGGAGCACTTTACCAGCAAGCGATTTAATTGAATCTAAGAAACCACCGCCAACCATACGTTTAACATCATTTCCTGAATAGGCTTCTTTTTGAGATGCATCAAGTACTTCAGATTTTCCGAGAATGGCGGTGAAAATAGATGTGCTACCTCTTTCAAGTACCATTACACCGCTATTAACTGTAATTAATACAACTTCGAAATCAGCTGCAGCACCTGTAGTATTATTAACTTGAAGTTCTACTTGAAGATTAAAGTTTCCGATGGAACCTGGTGCGTACCAGTCTTCTGTTAATTGAACATCTTCTGCCATATTAAGCATTAGCATCGAGCCAGATGTATTAACTGCAGCACCAGAACCTCCCGCTGGACTTGCTTTCCAAGCATACCCACTGAATTCTTGCCAAGTTTGGTTGCTTCCAGCTTTTCTTGAATATCTGTAGAGGTCATATGCTGTTGCGTTTGATAATAGACCAGATTGATTATTCCAGTTAAGTTTAACGCCTGTAATTGGTAGGAAGTAATCAGCGATTTTATTACTTTGATTTGCTAATTGAGGGCGGACAAATATTATTAGTTTATCTGGCACTTGATTGAGTTGTAAAGTATTTGTGGTGATAGTAGATGCACCAGCAGCAGTAAGATTAGTAGTGATGTATCTTGGTAATTCGTAGTATGGCACACAATTGCGAGCACTCATTAAATCGGATGCGTGTGGTGTTAAAAATGTAAATATTAATTCAGACTTGTTAATCTTATTTAATGTTACACTATAATTTGCGACAGTACTTGCTGTTCTCCAAATACGGTTCATTGACCCAATATTAAAAGTAAAATTTAAATTTGTTACGCCATAGATTGCTTGTGCATTGCTTTTTGGGTCTGCAAAAAGCCAAGGTGATACTAAAAGAGGTTCTGCAGTTTCAAATGTTACTAGTACTGTTTTGGAAGTAGCCCCATCACCAACAGTATTACCAGTAATCGATTCAACATAAAAAGCGCCTCGAGGTACTAAATCATTATCGGCTACATTTGAAAAAGAACCAAGAGGATTATTATTCGCGAGAACAGCATCTGAATATTTTTGATATGTATCAAAAGCGGTGGGGGTTGTACCATTGAATGCCATTAATTCTCGTTGGTCATTTGAACGGAGAATTGCATTAATTACGTCTTGCATATTTACATTTGTTGTATTGTTGTTTATTGTGCTTTGAACAGTGGAAAAACTTTGCATACAAGGGAAGGGGGCAAGCGCATCTTGTGACCCATAATTTACAAGAAATTGCCCAGCAAGAGGTGTTCCTGTGATTTGAATTGTCCAGTTATTTCGGATGAGACACCTTCTGTCGATGAGTGTTTGTTCAGATGGTACTTGCACGTTAAAGACTAGTTGAGAAGTCGATGCTGCAATCGCAGGGTATTTGGAGACGGTATTGTTTTGACCACCTTTGATAACACCATATGATACTTCATCAGTTACACAAAGACGAGGGTCTAAAACTTTTACGGTTTTAAAATCTTGAGACATTATATACATATATATTAGAAAAAAATTAATATTTATTAATTAATTCTATAATAATAATTCTATAATAAAAATTAATGTTGTATAATTAATTTTTACAATACCTAAATAAATATTTTGATTTGTCCTATACTAAAAATTTTTTAATAATTAAATACTTTCTTTCTAAATAAAACTTTAATATTTGCATTACATCCAGAATTTAAATAAAATGGATGAAGATTTGCAAATGAATCTTTCCAGAATACATTAATAGATATATTACTTATTGGAGTGTTACCAATTAAATCTACTAAACGATACTCTGCAGTAGGGTTATAGAAAACATTGGGTTTATATTCCCAACCCTCGGTCACTGGAACTTCAAAATCAGTTAATGTATTAGAAATATTTGCATTGTTACCACCTAAGGTTAATGATGCTACGGCACTATTAAGAATTATAGGGGCACTGACTAAAGAAGGAAGAACTGGAATTGTACCCGTAGCAAATACAATAGCATTGACAGGATTCCAAAGTGCAGCGGTTGGATAATCTTGATACATTTGGAGAGCAGTATAAGTTGGAAGAATTATAGAATTTGTGCCATTATTATTACCAATATATATTAAATAGTTCTTACCATTTGTAATATTTGTATATCCATAGTAATCTGCAACAAAAGAACTGAATAATGTAAATAATGGAGTATTAAAATAAATATTGATTGGATTTGCTAAAGTGCTATTAAAACCAGCTATATCAGCATTTAAAATTGCTACATTATTAACAGTGTCCCATTCCATAAATGGAGCATTGGCAGATGGTAAATTTGCACCAGTTGCAGCGAAAACAGTAGCATTTAAATCAGTTAAACATCTTGCTAATGTTGTATTAACGAGTCGAATCCAATATTGAAAATTATAAATAAAATAATAATCTCCATTAGGGTCAAAGTCTTGTTCAATTAAAGGGGGCTTTGGAGTAGGTTGATTTTTACTTTGAGGAACATAAAGAATATAATTTTGTTGTTCATATGTTGTACCATTAACTGGAGACCTATACGTCATTGTAATAGAATAAATTAATTTATTGGGGTCTATTTGCCCTATTTGAACTTGTGGAATCATTAAAGGTAGTGATACAGTCTCTAAACTAAATCTCATAACAGAAAAAAAATATTCTGATGGATTACTTAAAATAGGACTGCTACGAATTTCATTAAACACTAATCTAACAGGTGCTTTATCACCTAGAGTATCATTATTAACTATATTGATATCAAGATATTGATGAACTGGGTCGGTGTCGTTTAGGTTACCTTTAGATAAATAAGACATTATATATAAATAGATTAGAAAAAAAGATTATATATTAAAATTCTATTATATAAATATTAAATTCTACCCCGAATATCGAGGATTATTACCAGATATTTACTAATAACTATCTAAAATACATCTAAAAAGATGATTACGTATATAAATCTAGTAAAAATATCGATATTTTTACTATATAATTCATTGTAAATATCTAAAAAACATCTAAAACATACTTATTATTAATTAAATAATAAATATCTTGTAATTATCTTGTAATAATCCGCGCATTTCTTAGTTATCCATCCTTAAATGACCGCAAAAAGTTTTAATATGTTCGCATTCCGCAGGACTATCATCTATAAGTATCTTTGTTAGTCGTTGGTTTAAAATTTTGGCTTCTAAATCTTGAATCTTCTTTCCTTGTTCTATTATTTTTTTTATTAATTTGTTTTCCCGCAATACAATAGCATTTTTTTCATCTTGTAAATATTTTATTACTGACTTTAAATATTCTTCACACATTATATATATATAATATATATTATTATTTTTTTTCTATTTTAATTAAATTTTTTATTGGAATGAAATAATAAAGTTTTGGAATATCTTTATAATCTATTCTTTTATTTCTTACATACTGCTTACATTCAAATCTATCAAATTCATTTTTATCATATTTAATGTAATAGAGCCCATTAGTAAAGTTAAATAAGAATATTAAATTTTCCGCTATCACTTTACCTTTTTCGATTAATGTCGTTGGATATGCTTCATATTTATTATTACGACTTTTTAATTCATAATAATGAGTATCACTTTTATAATCATATCTTTCAAATAAATTTTCTGATTTTACAATGTCTTCTTTAAATTCATTTTTTATTATGGTTAATATTTCATCTTCTTTAGATTTACCAAATTTATAATCTAATTTGAAACTATTCATATATATAATTAAACTAGATTATTTTTTTTTAGATTTTTCCAATTAAAAATCTAGAATTTTTTAAATATTATATTACAAATTTTAAATCTATTGTAATTATATATAATGTCATTTAATTTGGGAACTAAAATTAATAATTTACAAGTGCAAATAGATAATATTATTGGTGGAAGTGTAACTAATCCATTATTAAAAACTTTGAATTGTAATAATAACCAATTAACTAATGTAAATACTGTAGCATCTGTATTAGGAAATCCTTTAAATATAACTGCTGGCGCTTCTACTGTAAATATTGCTTCTGCTGTCAATATGGTTGATAATCTAACTATCACTAATAATTTGCCAAAAAATGGCCTTGTTGTAACTGATACAATTGGTGATACTTCTTGTTTTGTTGTTGGTGCAAATGGTGATGTGGGTGTTAAAGTTAATCCTGTTAGTATTATTAGTTCTGATTTTACAGTTAATGGAAGTATGAGTTCTAATAGTTTAACAACTAATACTATAACTACTTCTGGTAATATAAATTGTCTTAATACAACCGCTACTGGAGCAGTTGCCGTCCCAGCAATTTCAGGACTTTCAACCATTAATGGTGTGCCATATACTGCTGGTGGGTCTCCTGTTTTAGATTTATCAAATCGGTCAGCACAAAAAAATTTACCTACTAATATACTTCTTTCTGGTGATGGTTCTACTTTTAATGTAATTGATAGAACTGAAATTGGACTTCTTGATGCTTTTTCATCTGTTATACAAAATCCGCAAATAAATGTAATTATTTTAACATATTATTTTAATGCTGTACAAGCAACAAATGGAGGAAATCCATCAAATCAAAATTTTGTAACATATCAATTAACAACATCTATAGATGGAGGTACAACACAAGTAAATCAATTTTCATATAATTATAATGTACCAACAAATGCCCGTGTATATGGAAGTCCAACAACTGCTTTACAATTATATACTGGGGGAAGTCATACAGTAACATTTTATTTGTATAAAAATATTCATTTTACTTCAGATATTTATAGTAATCGTTGGACTCTTTCGGGTGTTGCACAATTTAATAATCCTATATATATCAATACAAATATGAATGACTTAGGTGCCACCTTTTTAACATCTGTTACAATTTTTGGTACTATATAATTTAAATAATATTATAAAGATTTCTCCAGATAATAATCTAGAATTTTTTAATATTATTTTATAAATTTTTAATCTATTGTATATATATATAATGTCATTTAATCTGAATACCAAAGTCAATAATTTACAAGTGCAAGTAAATCAACTTGTTGTAGGAACTGTGACTAATCCATTAACATCTAATTTAAATTGTAATAATAACCAATTAACTAATGTAAATACTGTTTCATCTGTATCGGGAAATCCTTTAAATTTAACTGCTGGAGCTTCTACTGTAAATATTGCTTCTGCTGTCAATATGGTTGATGCTTTAACTATTACAAATAATTTAGCAAAAAATGGGCTTGTTGTTACTGATTCAATTGGTGATACTTCTTGTTTTGTCGTTGATTTAAATGGAAATGTTGGTGTTAAAGTAAATCCCGCTTCTACATTAACTAATGATTTTACAGTTAATGGAAGTGTAAGTTCTAGTAGTTTGACAACTAATGTTCTAACTGCTTCTGGTAATATAAATTGTGCTAATTTAACAGCTACTGGAGCTGTTGCCGTCCCAGCAATTACTGGACTTTCAACCATAAATGGTGTGCCATATACACCTGGGGGGACACCTGTTTTATCTTTAACAAATCGGTCAGCACAAAAAAATCTTTCTACTGGAGTTAATCTTAACGGTGATGGTGTAAATTATACTGCTATCGATTTAACACAATCAGGTGCAACTGATGTTTTTGCCCCCATTATACAAAATGCCCAAATAAATACAATTATTCTAACATATAATATAACTGCTATTGGTTCAAATAATGGAAATAATCCATCAAATCAAAATTTTGTAACTTATCGATTAACAACTTCTATAGATGGAGGTAATAACCAATTAAATCAATATTTATATAATTATAATGTGCCAACAAATGCTTTAGTACCTGCATCTGGTATTTTTGCTCCTGATATTCAACTTTGGACTGGTGGCAGTCATACACTTACATTTTATTTATATAGAGGAATTCATTTTACTTCTACTATTGCTAATAATCGTTGGACTCTTTCAGGTGTTGCACAATTTAATAATGGGGTAAATATCAATTATTCTAATGCGAATAATATAGGTTTTGCAACAAATGTAACAATTTTTGGTACTATATAAAGAAAATTTAATGGGAGGATTTTCAAAAAAAAATAATGAAATTTTTTATTTTTTGAAATATTTATTTTTTGTATTTATAAAATTATAAAAATATTTGGAAAAAAAAGAAAAAATCCTCCCAATCCTCCCAAAAACTATTATTTTATTAAGTTTTTTGACTTAATAAAAGGAGACGCAAAAGTAGGGATTTAATATAAAATCATTGATTATTTAATAAATCCCTACTTTTCCGCTTTTTAATTAAGTTATTTTAATAATTATTATTATAATTATTAAATTATTTGACCTCTAATTCAATGACTTCTACTGGAAATATTTGTATAGAATGAATTCCATTAGTAATTTCGGGCTTACTAATATTTTTATATTCAGGTGTATTGAAATGCTTATTAAATTCAAGTATTATATTTTTTGGTATTAATGGACTAATTTCGGCCAATCTATCATATTGTTCTTTAACATATTTTAAAAATAAATCTGGATTAGTTCTTTCAGTTCTTGGTAAATTTAATTCAACATATATAAATCTATATAATTTAGCATATTGAATTCCTATCATTTTATGAGATTCAGCCCTTCTAGCAAATGCAAAATATGTGCCCACAGTTGTCAATAAACTTGTTAATAAAGCAATTACTCCAATAATTACTGATGACATTTGTGTATTAGTAAATAAAGCTGTCGAACCGATAGAAGTAGCCCCATTAAATACCCCCAATACTATTACGGGTAAATCTATGAAAATCGAACGAATACTAAAAAGTTCTTCAGCTTTTTTATTTAACCAAGAATAACAATGTGCTTTCTCACCTGTTTCTGCTAAATATTTCTCTAAACGTTCATTCCAATGAATATTTCTTACAATTGTTTCACTCATTATTATATAATATTATATATTAATTATTATTATTTATGGTTCAGTTGTTAATTTAAGAACACCTAAACCCCAACCTGCAGGAAGAACAAGACCAACATTTATATTTCCACTTAGATAGGTATTACCAAAATAATATAGCCCAGAAGCAGCAGCAGTATTTGTTTTATATGGTGTGATAGTAGAAGGTTTATTTTTAGTTACTATTTGACTTCTTTGAATAGCTATGACACCAGCAGTATTAATATCTAAATATTTAGTTGTCGATGCAGCTCCTAATGTTTCTGTTCCATTATTAAAAAGAGTACTTAATGATATATTTACTGTTGGAACAACAACTGTAGCACCTTGATAGCCATTATTAATGGCAATAATAGGATTACTAGCATCGGCTACAGAATTAAAATATGAATTACTTATGTTAGTAATATTATCAGTTAGAGGGTCTTCCGCAGCTACTAACCCTGGACGTAAATGAAAAGCAGTTGCACCAGTTGATGTAAAACCTGAATTATTTATTTGACCAATACTTCCTATATTTGTATATAATGCATAATTTCCACCATTATTTGTAAAGTCTGAGTTTGATATTTCTAAAATTTGTGCATTGCCCCAAACATATGTGAGGGGGCAAAGAGTACCTGATGCAGTTACTGAACAATTATTGACTACTAATTGAACCCGATTTGTTTTGGTAGTTCCTGTATTAGTAACGTGGATAACTGAATCAAATTGACCAAATATTGGTGCATTATATGACGAAGAATAAAGACCGTTCTTTAAATAGACCCTAATCCCTACCCCTGAAACATAGACGGCGTTTGTTGTAACTGCGGGAGCACTTACTCTAAGATTATCTAAAACTACAGTATTGATAGTATTTGTATGACCTACAACAGTGCCAACAATTGAAATAGTACCATTAATATAAGCCCGTTTTGAATCCCGAGTATCATCTGAAAGCCCAATAATGCTTACAGCCTTTAAAGTATTGCTAATTGAAACTGTAAAACTTTCATTATACGTCCCAGGGGCTACATAAATAACCATTCCTAGGTCTGAAGAAGGCATTGTTAGGGCATCAGCAATGAGAGAAAATGGGTTACTAATTGCACCAGTAGCACCAGCACTTTTTAGTCGTCCATTTGTAGAAACATAATAAACATAAGCGGGATTTCTAAGGTTAGCAGCTAAAACATCACCCGTAACATTTAAAAGGCCTGTAACAGTAGTAATAGCAAGACCACCAGTACTAATATTTATAGTAGATGCCGGAATTACTCCTCCTATATCAATAGTATTCCCATCAGTTATTGTTAAGTTATTAGAGACTAATGATAAAGTTTGAGCACCTACTCCTGCTGGTATATATTTGGCATCTATTTTATTTGTCGCCGAATTTACAATATTTGCGATAGACATTATATATATATATAATTAGATAATATTTTTTATTAATTAAAATCTAAAAAAAAATATAAGCTATATTAATATAATATAATGTTAGAATTCAAAGATTTAAAAGTTGGTGATTTACGAAAAATTATTAATCATTATAATAAACATATAAATATCGACGGGATTTCTAAAATGTCTAAAAAGGATTTACTTCAAAATATTGAAACATATTTATTTGTTGATAATTCTGGAAATATAAAATTAAAGGTATCAGAACCAGAAAAATCAGGAGGTGGTAATAATGGTTATGCATTACACGCTGTTTTAGTATCTTCAAGTATTCCATTTGATAAAGCATTTAAAGAAGCCCAAGATATTATAAAAAAAAAGAAATTCTTTCATAGAGAAACTAAAAATCAATATAGATTTAGAAATATCCCAAAAACAAAATTTGAATCTAAAACTTTTAAAAGTAAGAAAATTAATAAAGATATTACATTAGTTTATGGCAAATTAAAGCCAGAACATATGCATCTTGAAGGGTCTGGCATTTTTGATTGGATTAAAGATAAAGCAACAGCACTAAAAAATACAGTTTCAAGTGGTTTCGAAAAAGTTAAAGGATTCTTAAAACCCGAAGGCGTTAAAGTAGTCGAAACAATTGGAAAAGAAATTTTCAAGCCCAGAGAAGGCTTTAATAATTTAAGTACTAAAACTCTTAATGATTATGGTAATGACCCAATCAAAGAATTATATATAATAAGAACACCAATTTCAGATTCATTAAATACAGCGATTAATCTAGTATCATTAGGAAAATGGAGTGAATTAAAGAAAAAATATGGTTTTGATAAATTATTCCATTTAGGTTTAGTAGCGAAATTAGATTCTGGAAAAGAAATAATTATGGAAAAGAATGAAGTTGTTAATATTACACCTAATTTCAAAAATGCCGATAATAGTGAAAAATTAAATGTTCCTTTTAATAGTTCTTTAAGTATTAATAAAATATTAAATAGTGCCCGTACTGAAGTTGGTGATAAAAAATTCTTTTTATATGATAGTTTCAAAAATAATTGCCAAAGTTTTGTTAAAATGTTACTAGAAAATCAAGGATTATTTAATAGTAAAACTAAAGATTTCTTATTTCAAGACTTAAAAGATATTTATTCTGAACTTCCTGATTATGTTCCTAAAGTAATGTCAGGATTTACAAATGTTGGGGCATTTGCCAATAAGATATTAGGAAAAGGTCAAGATAAAAAAATAGTAATGAAACAAAAAGATTTTATTAAAGAACATAAACATTTAATTTCTTTATTAAGAGAATTTAAAAATCTTAAATTATCAAAAGAAGCAAATAAACAATCAAAAGAACTTAAAGAAGTTACTGGACTTACTGGTAGCGGATATGACTTAGAAGGCAGTGGCATTTTTGACTTCCTTAAAGAATATGGCAGTAAGTTTTTAAAATGGCTTTCTGGTTCAAAAGGAAATGAACAAGAAAATGAACTTGCAAAACTTGGTATTACTGACCGAGCAAGTTTGTTAAAATGGATGAAAAAGAATCATCCCGATAAAGGAGGTGACGAGGAAGTTTTCAAACGTATAATATCTAAAGCACAAAATGCAGGTATAAAGGTTGGACAAGGAAAAAAAAGAGGTGGAGGAGAACATACTTGGAATGCCTTCTTTAATGATGTGAAGACAAAAGTATTACCAGAAGCGTCGGGGGTGTTTAATATTATAGCCAAAAATATAAGCGATTCTAGAATTCCACCAAGTCAGAGAGGCAAGGGGCGAGTCAAGTGTGGTGGAATGTTAAAGTTTGCTGCGAAACCATACACTAAGAAGCCAACGGAGGAGGAGAATGCTGAATTGCGCAAAATCGTGATGGATTCAATGGGGGAAATGGAAGATTTAGGAAAACTCGTTTATAGGACTGGTGATTCTAAAATAGGAAGAAAAAACCTAGTGCTACAGTGGGTAAAAAGATTATTAGATGGAAGAAAATATGTTTATGGGGAACCAATTGATTTGAAACCATCAACTAAAACGACGTTTAGCGACCCAGCCAATGTAGAACAATTCGTTGAAGACAATTATAACAAAATTATCTCGGGTTTTGGTTTTTAGGCAAAAAGATAAAAAAAAGATAGATAAATAATTATAATAATTTTAATCTAATATTATTATATATTATATGCCTTATAAAATTAAGGAATTTGATGATGGATATAAAGTTTGTAAAAAAGATGAGCCAAATAAATGCTTTTCTAAAAAAGGCTTACCTTTATTACGAGCTAAAAAACAAATGAAAGCAATTCAGATAAATGAGAGATTAGAAGGTAGTGGAGATATGCCATCTTTAGACGTTCTTCAAAAATTAGCAGCCCAATCGTATAAACCCGAACCGATGGAAAAAGTGGGACAATTTACTTTAATGAAACATACACTAACATTAAAATTTTATAAAGATGATTTAAGTAATACAATTATAGTAGCAATTAGGGGAACTAATACTAAAGATGTTCAAGATTTAAAAGCGGATGGATTAATTGCAGTAGGAAATTTAGAAAATTCAAGTAGATATAAAAAGGATTTAGAAACTCTTCAAAATTTTCAAGTTGAAAATCCACAATCAAAATATGATTATTATGGTGTTGGCCATTCATTAGGGTCGGCAATTTTGGATTTATTTCTAAAAAAAGGCTTATTAAAAGCGGGTGTATCGTATAATGGAGCGGTACAACCTCAAGACTTTATAGATACTACATTACAAAATCGTAGAATATATATCGAATCTGACCCATTATATAAAATTATGGGGCAATTTCTTAAAAAGAAACCAGAAGTAAGACCAGCGAGAACTAAATCTTTTATTGAAAAAGCTATTGATTTAATACCACCTGCGCCAGTTTCATCAGAAACACCGTGGTGGAGAAGAGCCATAGATTTGATACCAAAAGCAAGTACAGCATACAATTTATATAGGTCACATCAATTGAAGGGGTTTGAAGGTGGTGGAAAACCTAAAGATGAAGAATTATATAATAAAGTTAAAGAAGAAGTATATAAAAAGAATCCCGTTCATTCATTATATAGAAGCGCATTAATTCAAAAAGTTTATAAAAGTAGAGGTGGAGAATATGAAGAAGGTGAAAAACCTAAAATGAATATAAAGAAATGGTTTAAGCAAGATTGGATAAGTCTGAACGATTATCTAAGAGATGAAAAACTTGCGTGTGGTAACAGTGACACTATGAAAAAATACGACGAATATCCATTATGTAGGCCTCTGGCTATTGCCGAAAAATTAAGTAAAGGGGATATAAAGAAACTAATTAAAGAAAAGAATGTACTTAAAGAAAAACCATTAATAATATCCAAAGTATTAAATAGAGATGATTTAAATATTAAGACAACCAATTCTGGTAAAGGTAAAGGTAAATTTCAAAAACAATTACAAAAATTAAATATTACACAAGATGAATATTTAAACTATGCAAAAAAGATTGCCAAAATGCGAGGTTATGACCCTAATAAATTAGAACTAGCAAATGATGACAAACATAAATTAAACTACGATGGAGTTCCATTTGGTGCCGTTGGATATAAAGACTCTATTCTATATTTACACTTAGCAAAAGAAAAAGAAATAACATTAGAAGAAGCCAATAAAAAAATGATTAATTACAGAAAAAGAAGCTATAAAATTATGAAGGAAACTAATAATAAGTATAGTCCAGCTACTCTTGCTTATAATATTACTTGGTAGATATTTATTTATTATTTACAAATAAATATCTAAATTTAATTTCTAATATAATATATATATTATGGAAAATTTATATAATAATCCTCTTGCTGTAAAATTTATGCAAACCGCTTTATTAGATTGGTCTATGCAACAAGCAAATTTAGACGTAGATTATTTAAATAATTGTAGTATTGATGAATTTGTAAATATATCAGAAATGATACGAAATGAAACAGAATTTAATTCAAAAATTATTAAGTGTATTGTATATAATATGATTTATAGAGATGATTTAAAATTTGTATCTAATCTTTTACTTTGTAATATTGCATATTGTTTAGATAAATTTGACCAAGAAGACTACAAATGTCAAGAATTTATGATTGAAACATTAATTTCAGATGTTAAGAAAGAAGAGAAAAAATTCAATCAAATATTATTAAAATATGTTATAGAATTATTAAAAGCGAACTTAAATAAATATAAACCAGATGTAAGATATAATGTATTAGATATAATTATATAAACTTTAGATTTTTTTTTGTAATAATCCTAAAAAATATATAGATTTATTATATATAATGAAATTATTTGAATTTCTATCAAATCTTGATAAACTTTATTCAGATAATAAAATTGAAGAACCGCCAGTAAATATACCAAAAGTATGTAATGAAAAATATACAGATATTAAAGAATATAAAAGACAATATTATTTAAAAAATTATCTTATATATAAAGAGCGTAATAGATTATATAGAGAAGCTAAAAAAGCAGAGCGCAAAAAAACTATTTAATATCTGGATTAATATTGGTTGATACAATCTCATCATAAGTTAAATTAAATTCTTTTCTGAGTTTCTTCATATGTTTATAATATTCATCTATATTCATATTATTATTTAATAATTTTAAGATACGATAGACAACGTGCCGACCGCAAGTATTAACGTTTTGATGGTCATCTTGATATTCAAAAGTGGATAATATTCCTTTTTGTGGCTTTTTTATTGAATTAAAAAGTCGGGTAATGTAAGGGATTGCAACTCCCAATTTTATTCTCTCTGTACAAGGTACCCAATCTAATTCTTGGTCTAATTCTTTTATTCCATATGGGTCGAACATTTCAATTTTATTATTATATTTTAAAATTGCTGTCCAATGGCCTTTTGATGGTTCATCAAGATATAAAATGATAGCATAATCAATAGGATTGGGTAATAGTTGATTAATATTTTTATATTTAGATAGTTCTTTATATGTGAATATTTTGGCATCGGGTAAATATTCCCGAATTTCAGAATCATCTAAAGGGTCTTCTATTTTCTCTTCTATTTCTTCTTTGAAGCCACCTATTTTTTTAATATTATATTTAGACATATATAATATAATTAGATTTTAATTATATTATTTATCATACTATTATTGGTAATTATGAATTGTAATAAATTTTTGTCCGCTTCCTTCTTTTATATCCCAAATAAGATTTAATGAATTAAGTAGATATTTTAAGGTTTTTATTCTTTTTGTTTCTCTTTGATAGCAAACTACAAGAGAATCATCAATAAAATAATGAGAAGTGTTTAAAGTAGCTAATAGGGCGGAAATTTCAATATGCATCTAGTATATTATATATAATAAACATTCCTTTATATTAAAAACATAAATAAACATAAAGAAACATAAAAAAAAACAAGCATTATATTTTTGATAACATTCTTAATAGTTTTTGTTCTAATATTTCCGAATATTTACAAGGTTGTTCTGATAATTCTAGTTGAATGTTTTTTATTACTTTTATTAGTTTTTCTTTCGTTTTTAATTTCCATTCTTGTTTTATATTATCCATTAATTTATATATATAATATATCTTTATATAAAAAAACACAATAAAAAACTAATAAAGGGATAATAATCTATAGGTTTTTTTATTTTTATTAAAGTCTAGTATTAAAAAGATTTAATGAAGAGTATTAATATATATATATATTATATATATTAAAATCTATTTTTTTTTATAAATTAATTATCCCAATGAGACATTTTTAATCCTCCATATATTTTTCTATCTATATCACCACTATTTTGAAATTTTTTTTTTAATAAAAAAGCGGAAAAGTAGGGATTTAATATAAAATCATTGATTATTTATTAAATCCCTACTTTTGCGCTTCATTTTAATCTTCAATAAATTCATAATCTATTATTTGATTTTTCTTTTTCACCGTAAATTCATCTAATTCATAAAATAAATCTGTAAATTCATAAGATGTTGCTTTTGATTTTTTACTTTTACTAACGCAATTAATTACAATACATCCAAATAACTGATTTATAACTTTTACAATTCTTTGATTAATATTTTTAATTGTTGATGCATAATTATTTTTTATATAATTACTCGTATCATTACTGATTACTAAATCATTTAAATTTAATTGATTTAATTTTTCAACTTTATTATCTTTTAAAACTTTCTTGATTAGTTCATCTTTTTGATTATCAAAATAATTTCTACATCTATTATTCCATATGAATGCTTTTTCTTCTTCTTTCATATAGTAAAAATGACAATCAAAATAATATTTTGATAACATAAATTTATCTTCTTGTGTTGCTTCACCTTTCCATACTGCATCACGTTCTATTTCTTTTGCAACATTTTCATCAATAGCATCAATATCATCATATGCTATTAACATTTTACTTTCAAATAATTCATTTTCAAATTTATCTAATTTCTTTTTTACAATTTTCTTTACATTTCCTACATCATAATTAGTCATTTCACAAAACTTATAAAATACATCCATAAATGTGCTTTGTTTTTCATTTAATGAACTATCTATAAGGAATTTATAATATTTATTTTCTAATGATGAATACCAATGAGGATATTTTAAAACCATTTTCTCCATTCTATCAAAAAAGAACATTTCAATGATATTCTCTTTTGTTTTTCTTATTCTCATACTGGTCTGAATTACATCTCTAACATTATTTACACATCCACTAATTAATAAATATACTTTATCATAATTATCACCTTCATAATTTACTCCAACTGTTATACTTGATGTTGTTAAGATACAATCATATTTATCCCAAACTTCATTTACATTATATAATGTTTTCTTTTTTGCGTCATCCATATCACCGTGATAAACTAATATTTTAGGTGTATAATCACATTTCATTTCCATACATTTTTCTAAAATTACACTTTTTAATTCTTC